ATGGAACTACGAAGGATTTATTGACGAGCACGGAATTCCAGTATTCACTACTCCTGATATCGATGTGTTCGACCCAAGTGGTGAATTAATAGACGTAGGCGTAATAGATAATTGGCAGAATGAAGTTGATGGTTTAAAAGGAGATGCAGATGGTCTGAATGAATTTTATCGCCAATTCCCAAGAACTACAGAACATGCCTTTAGAGATGAATCTAAAAACAGTATATTCAACTTAGTCAAAATATACGAACAAATAGATTACAACGAGGAGATGGCGAGAACGTTAGGTATTACTCAAGGTAATTTTCAATGGGTTGGAGGAATTAAGGATACTCAAGTAATATTTTATCCAGATCAAAAAGGTAGATTTAAAGTAAGTTGGGTTCCACCTCAACAATTACAAAACAAAGTAATACTGAAAAACGGCATTAAGTGGCCTGGCAACGAACACATGGGAGCCTTTGGATGTGACAGTTACGATATATCAGGAACAGTAGATGGAGAGGGATCGAAGGGAGCTTTACACGGTTTAACTAAGTTTAGCATGGAAGACGCCCCAGCTAATTGTTTCTTTTTGGAATATTTATCAAGACCACCAACAGCTGAAATGTTTTTTGAAGATATGTTGATGGCTATAGTGTTTTACGGGATGCCAATATTAGCAGAGAACAATAAACCTAGATTGTTGTACTATCTAAGAAGAAGAGGATATAGAGGGTATTCGATGAATAGACCAGATAAGGTTTGGAATAAGTTATCGGTGGCAGAAAAAGAAGTTGGTGGAATACCTAATTCAAGTGAAGATATAAAACAAGCCCACGCAGCTGCAATTGAAATGTATATTCAAGATCACGTTGGTATGCAGCAAGATGGAACGTTTGGTGATTTATATTTTAATACTTTGTTAAACGATTGGAGTAGATTTGATATAAACAAAAGAACAAAGTTTGACGCAACTATAAGTTCTGGATTAGCTATTATGGCAAACAATAGACATCTATATGCTCCAAATGCTACAATAGAAAAAGAACCAATAAATATAAGTTTTGCTAAGTATAATCAAAAGGGTAATATGAGTAAAATAATTAAAAATTAAAAATGGCTGAATCAATTGCAAATAGATATTTCCCAAGCCAAGTAGTTAGCGACTTAGAAAAAATGAGTTTTGACTATGGGTTAAAGATAGCTAAAGCTATTCAGCAAGAATGGTTTGGAGGTTCACACGGGAGATACAATGGTAATGTATCTAAATTTCATACTTTAAGATTATACGCTAGAGGCGAACAGTCTATTCAAAAATATAAGGATGAGTTATCTATAAACGGTGATTTGTCCTATTTAAATTTAGATTGGACACCTGTTCCAATTATTTCTAAATTTGTAGATATAGTTGTTAATGGTATAGCTGAAAGACTTTACGATATAAAAGCTTATTCTCAAGATCCATTTGGAGTTGTAAAGAGAACTGAGTACATGAAGAACATCGAAAAAGATATGAAGCTTAAAGAGTTCGAGCAGTTCGCAAAAGATAAATTTGGTATATCAACAAAAGAAAGTGATATTGAAGATCTTCCAGCAACTGAAGAAGAATTATCTTTACACATGCAGTTAGATTATAAGCAGTCAATAGAAATAGCAGAAGAACAAGCTATAAACTTATTAATGCGCGGTAATCAATACAATTCTATAAAAAGAAGATTTTATCAAGATCTAACTATATTAGGTATAGGTGCTGTTAAAACGTCTTTTAATACTTCAGAGGGTGTTACTATAGATTATGTCGATCCAGTTGATCTAGTGTACTCTCACACAGATTCTCCTACGTTTGATGATATATATTATATCGGTGAAGTTAAATCAATACCAATAAATGAATTAGTCAAACAATTTCCTTATCTAAATCATGATGAATTAGAAAAGATAGCTAAAAGTAACACTGGGACTCACGCTAATTATAATGGGCGTAATAGATCTCAGGAATCAGATAATAACAAAGTTGATATATTATATTTCAATTATAAAACCTATATGAACGAGGTTTATAAAATGAAAAAATCAAATACTGGTTCTGATAAAATGATCAAGAAAGATGATTCTTTTAATCCACCAGAAGATGATAGATATGAAAAGGTTGCTAGATCTTTAGAGTGTTTATACGAAGGAGCCTATATATTAGGTACTGATAAATTGATCAAATGGGAAAGATCAAATAACATGATGAGATCTAAGAGCGATTATACAAAGGTTAAAATGAATTACTCTATTGTAGCGCCTAGAATGTATGAGGGTAGAATAGATTCACTAGTTAACCGTATAACAGGTTTTGCTGATATGATCCAGTTAACGCATTTAAAAATCCAACAAGTATTATCTAGAGTGGTACCAGATGGTATTTACTTAGATGTAGATGGTTTAGCTGAGGTTGATTTAGGAAACGGTACTAATTACAATGCTCAAGAAGCTTTAAACATGTTCTTCCAAACAGGTAGTATTGTTGGTAGATCTTACACTCAAGACGGAGACCAGAACCCTGGTAAAATTCCAATTCAAGAAATACAAAATGGTGGTGGTGGTGCTAAAATGCAAAGTCTAATACAGACTTATAACTACTATCTACAAATGATAAGAGATGTAACAGGTCTCAATGAAGCAAGTGATGGTTCTACGCCTGCTGAAAGATCTTTAGTAGGTGTACAAAAAATGGCGGCGGCAAACTCAAACACAGCAACAAGACATATATTACAAGCTGGATTGTTTTTAACAGCTGATGTTGCAGAGCAACTTTCTCTTAGGATATCTGATATCATAGAGTATTCTCCAACCAAAAACGCTTTTATCGATTCTATTGGAGCTCATAATGTAGCTACGTTGCAGGAAATGTCAGAATTACATCTATATGATTTTGGTATATTCTTAGAACTAGAACCAGACGAAGAAGAAAAAGCCTTACTTGAAAATAATATCCAAACCGCGTTGTCTCAACAAAATATAGAATTAGAAGATGCTATTGATTTAAGAGCAATTAAAAACGTTAAACTTTCTAATCAATTATTAAAACTTAGAAGAAAGAAAAAAGGAGAAAAAGATCAGAAAGATCAACTTGCTCAAACTAAAGCTCAAGGCGCTGCTCAGGCTGAAGCTGCTACAGCGCAGGGTAAAGCAGAAGAAGATAAACAAGCTAGTGTCATGAAAACCCAAATGAGATTAGAAGAAATAAAAACAACAGGAAAAGCGCAGATATTAGATCAAGAAGCTAGTATTAAAGAAAGACTAATGGAAAAAGAATTCCAATATGCAATGCAATTAAAACAGTTGGAAGCTAAAACAAAAAACGCAGGACAACTCTTACAAGAGAATCGTAAAGACGATAGAACAAAAATGCAAGCAACACAACAATCAGCAATGATTGACCAAAAAGAAAATCAAAAACCATCTCAAAATTTTGAATCTTCAAACGATACGTTAGGAGGTTTTGATTTAGGTATGTAAATTTATTAACTATTATTATATTATATTATGGCAAAGAAAAAACAAGAAGAGCCGATCGTGGATAACGAGACGGGTTCGTTAAAAGTAAAAGAACAAAAAGAAGTACAACCTACAGGTAGCGAAACAAAAGGAAATGTTACTAAGGTTAAAGAAACAATGAAAATGAAACCAGAAGTTATGGAAGAGACTGTAACTAAGGTTGATTTGAATAATCCACCAGAAGAAAAAACAAAAGAAGAAGTAAAACCAGAGGTTAAGCAAGAAAAAGAAACTCCAGCGCTAGAAGAAATTACTGAAGAAGGTGGTGAAGAAGAAGTTACTATAGAAGCAGCAGCAGAGGCGGTTGAAGAGGCTATAACGGAATCTATGGAAACTGGAGACCCTTTACCAGAAAACGTTCAAAAGTTAATGGATTTCATGGAAGATACTGGTGGTGATCTAAATGATTACGTAAAGCTTAATAAAGATTATTCTGAACTAGATAATCAAGATTTACTACAAGAGTATTACACTCAAACAAAACCGCATTTAAATGCAGAAGAAATTAACTTCCTTATGGAAGATCAGTTCTCTTATGACGAGGACGTAGATGACGATAAGGATATACGAAGAAAAAAACTAGCGCTTAAAGAGCAAGTTGCCAGCGCTAAAACTCAATTGGAAGAGTTAAAATCCAAATATTACACAGAAATTAAAGGTGGATCAAAACTCACGAATGAGCAAAAAGAAGCTCTTAATTTCTATCAGAAATCACAGAAGCAAAATGAGTACGAAAAAGACGCTAAATCTAATTTTTTAAATAGAACTAACAAGTTCTTTGGAGACGAGTTCAAAGGTTTTGAATATAACGTTGGAGAGAAAAATTATAGATTTAACGTAGGTGATAAAAATAAAGTAAAAGAATCGCAAAGTGACATCAATAATTTCATAGGAAAGTTTCTTGATGAAAATAGACAGATGAAAGAC